ATGAAAATTTCTCTGGTCGTTCCGGTATTTAATGAAGAGGAAGCAATTCCTATCTTCTACAAAACAGTGCGGGAATTTGAAGGTCTTCAGCAGCATGAAGTCGAAATAGTCTTCATTAACGACGGCAGCAAAGATGCGACAGAATCAATTATAAACGCGCTTGCTGTTGCCGATCCGCTTGTAGTTCCTCTGTCGTTCACTCGCAACTTTGGCAAGGAACCAGCTCTGTTTGCTGGGCTTGACCATGCCACAGGTGATGCGATCATACCGATTGACGTTGACCTCCAGGATCCTATTGAGGTTATCCCACACCTAATAGATAAATGGCTAGCAGGGGCTGATATGGTGCTAGCAAAGCGCTCTGACCGTTCAACCGATGGCAGGATAAAGCGCAAGACCGCCGAGTGGTTCTACAAGCTACACAACAAAATTAGCACCCCTAAAATCGAAGAGAACGTTGGCGATTTTCGTCTAATGTCGCGCGAAGTTGTTGAAAATATAAAACTACTCCCTGAACGTAATCTCTTCATGAAGGGTGTTTTGTCATGGGTCGGCGGGAAAATTGATGTTGTTGAGTATGCAAGAGCAGAGCGCGTTGCAGGTGAATCAAAATTTAATGGCTGGAAACTATGGAATCTGGCACTTGAAGGTATCACCAGTTTCTCAACTTTCCCGCTGCGCATGTGGACATACATCGGACTTGCTGTCGCCAGCCTGGCATTCATTTATGGAGCGTGGATGATTTTAGACAAGATTATGTTTGGCAATAGCGTTCCAGGGTATCCATCACTGTTAGTTTCAATACTTTTCCTTGGGGGGATTCAACTCATAGGAATCGGTGTTTTAGGTGAGTATATCGGCAGAATTTATAACGAAACAAAACATCGCCCACGGTATTTAATAAAAAAGGGTAAATAATGAATAAAGAAAAATATTTTGCATCAACAATGTTGTTGTTATTTGTTTATACACTCCCATTAGTTATTAGCGGAACTTACTACTTTGATGATATTTTTAGGGCAACATTCGAGCGCTCAGGATGGACTGCCGATGGGAGGCCTTTATCTGACATTATATATACTATGTTATCATTTGGTGGTAATGCGCCAGACATTTACCCATTCCCTCTTTATGCTTCATTCCTATTATTTACTGTTTCATCGTTTCTACTTTGTAAAAGATTAGAGTTAAGATGTTATATTTCAGCAATTGCTATATTTTTGCCAATAGTTATAAACCCGATATTCATTAGCAATCTGGCATTCAGATTTGATGGGGCTCTTATGCTGGCCTCTCAATCAATAATTATTTTGATATTCTCTTTAAACAGAAGTAAATTTTATACATGCCTATCTGTTTTGCTTCTAATTATGTCAGTATGCATATACCAGGCCTCCATAAACTCATTCATTTGTCTTTCAGCAATTGAGCTTTGTATATTCAGCTGTATAAAAACTACAGCTTATTCTATAAAGAATGTATTAAGTAGAATTTTCCAGCTATTCATTGCATATGCCATATATTCACTTTTAATACTTAAGGTAATAAGTATTGGCGGATATTTTAATGAAATTTCGCAAACGATACATTTAGATAAAAATATATTTTCAAACATATTAAATAATATATATTTATTCTATTCATTTATTCATTCAATATTTGATAAACCACTGTTGCTTTTGATATCCTGTATATCAATTTGTTTTATGTATCATGCAAAAAATGCAATAAAAGATATAAATCTTGTGAAAAAGATAATAGCAGTGATATCGTTATTAACTTGTGTTCTTTCAATACCTGGAGTGCAGGCATTTTCGTTAAGTCCAACTTACTATGCAAGAACATTGTTTAGTTTTGGGATATTCATTTCATTTATGATTTATGTAATATCATTAAACAGCAAAAAAACAGCGTTTGTTGCTTCATCAATTTTTCTAGCATATTCTTTTATGAGTATGTCTTCGTTTGCAAACTCATCAAGAATGATTTATGAATGGAATAATAAAGTAAGTCAAAGCATTATTTATGAGATTAATGAAAAAATAAAAAACACAACAGATAAAATAGTCATAAATGGAACTCTTGTTAGACCAAAGATATCAACTGTTAACTCTGGTTCTTTCTTGGTAGTTAATTCATTTTTGCCTGATTATTATTCTAATATGTATGACGGCGGTCGCTTTATGTTAATGCAAAATGGATATAAAGATGTTTATTATACAGATAAAGAAACCGCAAAAAAATACATTGAGATAACAAGAGGTGCCGATCCAATTTATTCATCAAATGTGTATTCACTATTTAATGTAGATAACACACCTGTGATAATATTCAAGTAAAAGCATCAGCCGCCTACTGCGGCTGATTATTTTACTATACATATATTTGCTGCGTTATATATATATCTATGCTTTCGCTCAGTCCGTTTATAATGGAGACGACCACTCCATCATTGAACACCCTAACTTTACCTGGGGCTGCAACATCCTGATACACTACATCTCCAAATACAGAAGAATCTCCAGGTAAACTTGAGAAGGTCTCAATTTTAGCACTTCCTTTATGTAAACTAGTGACAAATCTAAAATCAATGATTGATGGAGTTGGAGGTACTTGTATGTAATGAACTCCGGATGGCGCCATGGTTTTTTTTTGTGAATTGTATGATGTCACACCAAAGCCAACAGAAGAATAATTCTTAGCGTAGACACCAGTTACTGGCATCTTCAGGCCGTTGAACTCGCCAACAGATTCTATCTGCGTAAATAGATCTGGCATTGATATTATCGCCGTATTATCAAATGATTTATATCCCTCTGTAGATAAATAATCAACATCTTCAAGAAGAAGTCCGTATGACCCATCAATATAAGGTCCGTATTTCAAGTTGGTATGAACACCATTCAATGATAATTCATAAGCATTGCTAACTAGAATCCCATTTTGACCACCAAGAACAACATCACTAAGCACAATTCGAGACGTGAGGTTAGTGCCATTCCCACGCATGTAAAAACCGTATCCATTACCATCTGTAGGTTGTTCATTCCTCCAGTTTGATATTGAAAACATACCACAACCTTTGTTATTAGGCCCTGATTTAACAAAGTAAAAGCCATATTCACCACCGGTGGTTCCCATGTCTTCAAATGTTACATTACTAAATGAAGTTCCTGATAAAACCTCAATTACTTTATGACGTGAGTCTTGATTGGCATTTAAATATATATTTGAAAAATAGCAGCCATCTAGGTCACCTCCTGCATTTGCGGAAGTGTTATCGTCGGTACTGCCAAGAACCATCGGTCTCGCAATGAATGCTGTTAAATCATCAAATTCACCGCCTTCTACGCCATTTATTTTAAATCCAACGCAGTTGTTTGCCGAATCATACATCTGAGCATTAATATTTGATAATCGTGGTTTTGTAATGGCCTCCCGTCCTCCGGTATGATTGCCGTTTAAAAATAGTCCGTTCTTGGTAAGCGTTGTATTAGAGCTGGATATAGAGAAATTGCTAAGCACTGGATATGTTATCGCTCCACCCATCGGCGGCTTAATCTCTATAGCCCACTGGTCCGCTGTTGCTGGCTGGAAATCAAAACCGCACTTTTGTTGACCAAGACCCACAATGGTAACTGTGTTGGTAAAAAGCATAGGCGTTACTTGCTGGAAGAATCCGTCAACAAAAAATACTCGTTGACCAGCAGCATATGCGTTCATAATTGCCAACCCTGCATCATCATTCGGATCACTAAGCAATGATGAAACTCTGTATTTCTCAAGTTCTTTGAATCTGTCTTCGACAGTTTGACCGGTTGAGGTCCCTATCATGGCGCTGCCATTATTTGTGGCCAAATTAGATCTTAAACTGGCATCTCCTACAGAAAGCCATTTTCCTACACCTATGCCGCCTGAGTTTTCAGGAGTCGATCCAGTTGGTACAACTTTAGGAAAAGCACCATCCCAGCGGTAATATTCTCCAGTTGCTTCGAGACGTAAAACCTGGTTTGGCAGCGTCAGAGTGTTTCCGTCTTCGAAACTGTCCAACGTGATATAGCCAAATGCGGAGATGGCCTGCTGCGCTACCCAGCGAAGCCCCTCGATGGTGTAGTGAGCCTTACCAAAACGGTCGATATATTGCTGAGCCATTGAGGTAACAAACTCGTCAATTTTCCAGGCGTTAAATTTCAGGTCTTGTGGCTTTTCGCTTGGTACTGGTAGATTAGTAGGTGTAGTGCTCATAATTTTCCCATTAAAAAACCCGGCGCGGTGGCCGGGTCTTGTTGGTCGGTGAAGGTTCTCATTGGTAGATGGCGTCGCTGTACTCTGCGACGGTAAGAGATACCGTGTTATCTGAATTTGGTTTGATGCTGTTTACCGTCCATAGTTGGCTGTCTAGTTCTTCCACTGTCGCTATGAGATAGCGCGACGGGAGTTGCACTGTATCTCCGTTCCATATGTTGAGCTGAATATCTGGTATTGCTGCGGTGAATCCGTATTTCGTGTCGGGGCGGGCCGTTGCCGGATAGCGCAGCGTCGGGTTCCCCATACTGTCGGTAACCAGAACATACATTGAACCGGAAAACGTGATCGGCTCGCTGGCGTCGAAGTTATTCCCGGTGCGGCCAGTGATATAACCCTGCTGCTGGTTGCTGTCATAAATGTCTGGCATCTGAATGACGCTACCGACCTGAATGATTCCATCCTCGAAAACCTTGGCGTTCATCTTCACCCGCGAGTAAATAAGACGCTTTGTTTCACGCAGCGCTCTCTCCCGAGCCTGATACTCGTTACGGAATCCAACTATCTCCAGCTTGTTCGGGTTCTCCGATTCCTGCTCGACAATATCTCCGTTCAGCACGCGGTAATTGATGTACGTCTTGTTATTCGTTGTCGGGTGAACATAGGAGACCTGAACGCCGTCGTAACCACCAGGCAGCGTAGCCTCATATGTCATTTTGTACTCATCCGTCTTCATGTTCGCCCGGTTAAACACTGCCGCCGGGTAATCTACTTTCTGATCACGGGTAAACGTCAGTACACCGTCATCCCAGTACGCCATGACAGATGCCGCATTGCAGATCGCCTGTACGCGGTCGCCAAGAGAGTCGTTTTCATCATCGAAGGTGTAATCGAAGTATCCGAGTCGCTCATCAGCCAGGCTTTCAGCGATGGAATACAGCCCGTACAGATCAATGCTGCTTTCTGGCTGCCCGCCCATTACAAGCCAGGTATGTGCAACCGCGTCAGCAAAGGAACGCGATGGACGCAATGTATAATCGACGGTCTGTGTCGTCAGGTTGTAACTGATGGTCTGACGAGTCACCAGAGCGTTATATTTTCTGTCGCGGCTGCCCAGGGCATTCTCTGTAGCCCTGACCTTAACTCGCACCAGCGTATCCGTTGGGTGGACTACGTTTGTACGGACGTTTACAGCGTGGATTTCTTCTACTTTGAGAATAGAGTGATCATTTGAGTTATTGGTACGCTGGAAGTTGATAGCGTATTTACCAAACCCAGCCGCCGGCCTTATTTTGTCAGTTCGATAAAAAACCTCACTGTCAGAGTCATGCGGTGTTCCCTGATGATATGTGAAAGTCTGCTGCGTGCCGGGGACCTGGTTATAGTCGTCATCGATTTTCCAGATCGTAACCTGCCAGTCAGTATAGTCACCACCACCCAGTGATGACTGTGTATGCAGCCAAAGCTCTGTTGACTCAACCGGTGAGAAGAACGGCCCAACAACAAGCGCTTCATTATCGTTGAGGATAAATTTTGTCGTGTTGATAGTGGCAGTGGATGGAACGGTGGGCGGCCCCTGTAAATCTGTCATGGTGAACGTGTACCATTGAACGGGGTCTATAACGGAACCATCATCGCTCTGCACCGCAGAAATCAGCGTGCCTGAAAAGAGTACATCTTCAGTAACGCTGCCTGATGTCGTGTTGTAGGTAACATTAATTGTAAATGTGACGGAGTGTGGTAGCACGAGCCCCATGAAGTAGTCGAACTCATCCTGCTTGACGATTTTCATCGCTATCTGGCCGCCAGCATATTCACCACTTACCACGGTATTAGCCGTAGCCGATTCTACTGGGAAATTGTCGCTTTCGTTTGGCCCTGGCATCTCCTGCCCGTCGACATCGTCGAATGAATACCCCTCGTTAATAGTCGGTATCACTTCACCAGGCTGATAAAACTGGTATTCGGCACCGGCCATCGATCCGAGACTCGACTCTGAGTAACGAACAGATTCATAGTTATACTTACCGATACCGATACACATCCACTCAGTGACGTATTTCAGGCCGCCGTCATTCTCACTCTGGCGCACATATTCAAACATCGATTCCTGAATCAAGTCTGGAAACGATCTGACCTGCCCGTAAATATCAGGCTTCGCTTTGTATACCCTTGCGGTATTCGTTTGCCCGGTCAGACTGTTGTTCGGAGAATCGACCGTGTTTCCACCGTTATTGGCTATTGCTGGCTTCGGGGCAAGGAATGAAAACACAGCACCAACAACTTTGAAGATCGGGCTGAGAATGTCGCTAATGATACCCTTTGGCTGGTCGAATATCTGGATAGTGTCCAGTTCGCTCAGTTCAAACGCCAGTTCATCATCATCATTTAACCTCACACCGTTGCGGACGATCAGCAGATCACGGTGAAAGGTGCCATCATTGGCCGACAGCCAGTCATAAAAAAGGATGCCGTTTGGCACCCTGCAACGCAGCTTAGGCGTTCCTGGAAAATTCGATATCTCAACCAGCGCCATAAGAAAAATACTCCACTTTAGTGAAAGCCCGCTGAATAACCAGTAACGAGTCCATGCGCACACTGCCGTTCTCGCCCCTCGAGTGCAGCGCCTTCCTGTTAAGCACCAGGCCAACGTGCGCCGGTTGCGCGCCGCGGTACCCGACAAATATCCCGCCTTCAACTGGTTTATCGGCATGGCGCCAGAAAACGACGTCGCCCTGATAGCAGGTGAAGAAGTCCTCACCGGCTTCGTAGTCCGGCGTCTGGTGCAGTTCAATGCCGAGAACGTGACGGTAATACAACACCACCAGTCCCCAGCAGTCGACCCTCTCGAACGAACAGGCACGATTAGCCCACGGCACGCCGATCACCTTACTGATGAAATCAGAGGTACTGCAGCCCGGTGTATTCCTGCGGATCATAAAGTCGGCCTATGTTGTTGTTCAGCGGGTTAGTGACAGAAAGCGTCACAGAAGCGGCATCTGCGTCAATATCTACCGTCTTGACGTACAACTCCCAGGACTTTATCGGTACCGACATATCACCGCTGTCGAAGATTTGCCGTGTGGCCGTGATTGCCGTCAGTCGCGCCGCACCCTTCCACTGCTTCATCAGCGTTTTGATATCCGACGACAGCCGCCCTAACTTCACCGTCGCGTCTATCACCGGCGTGCCACTCTGCTGGCTCTCTTCGATTTCAAAGCGCGCTGGCGTATACGTCTGGCCGCCAAGCGTCTTCGGGAAGAACTGCTTATCGACCATGCGAACGTAGCCAAAGGATGGATGGTAGAAAGTAATGGTGTCGTACAGTCCGCGCGTCGGGCGCTGCTGTTTGTATTCCCTGAAGCTCGGCATTACGGCACCCTCGGTAGTGATTCCGGGTCGCGTCCGTCCGGATAGCCAGTGACAACGATATCCAGCCACGAATTCCACGGCGGCGGCAGCTCAACAATGATGTCGTCGAACTCGTCATCGGAGTTGTAGAGGTGGTTAGCAATAACCGTCCCAGTCCATGTAACAACGCCGTTTGTGATGTTTGTCTGAACAGGCATCTGCGTGAAGTGGAGTTCCTGCAGCTGTAACCCACTGCCGCCGAGATTCACCCTCATACGGAACCAATTTAGCCCACGGTTTAGGTAGTTTGGGCTGCGCAGCCACTGCTGGAATGCGCGCTCCTCTGCCGACGTAAAGATCCACGTCATTGACCACGTCACTTTCAGGTCATCGGTCTGGTTCTGAAAGATAGCCGGGCCTACCGCAGGCTGATCGGTCTGGAACCCGGTATCGAGCGTCATGTTTTTACTGGCTTTCTGCGCCAGCGGCAGCCAGTCTGGATAGTCGATAATTGGCATCAGCCCTGCCCCCTTGGCGTGCGCTTAACGTTCATGTTGCTGGTTATGGCGTTACTGATTGGTCCGCCGTTGTTCAGGTCAGCGACGATTACATCCACTGTCACGCCGCCATTGCCATCCGTACCGGCCTGAGCATCGACAGAGGATGACGTGTAGTTCTGGATGTTGATTACCACCCCGCCACCGCCACCCGCAGTCATTTCCTTATAGCTGATCACCCTGCCGTTGTCACCCGGTATCATGTACTGCTTACCGGTGCTGGCCTGGTAAATCTCCGGCATGCCACCTTCGCCGACCTGGTACATTCCGCCCGCAGTTACCGGACCGCCGTTCTTGCGTTTACCGAGAAGGTTCGCGCCAATAACGCCCGCTACCGCTCCGAGACCGATCGCTGCAGCCGTACCCATTGAGGCTATTGAGGAAAGGATCGCCGCCGGGGTCCATGCCGCAGCAGTCGTTGCCGCCGCCGCTGTGCTGGTAGCAGTCTGTGTTGCCACTGCTGCCGTCTGCACTGCCGTCACCGTGCCGATAGCAGCCGTTTGTGCCGCCTGTCCAGTTATTGCGGACTTAACCCACTCGATACCCATCTGGACGAACGAGTTAACTACGCTGTTCAGGACCGTCATACCGATACTGCGCATTGCGTCGCTGGCAGACATGCTTCCTGTGATGATTCCTGTCAGCGCGTTACTGGCAACCGAACCGAGTGAATCGAAAGCCGCAGCCGCCGCCTGTGTGGCCGCGTTCTGCTGCGCCCATTCTTCCCACATTGTCGCGTTACGCTGATCCCGATATTGCTGTTCGATAGCAGCGCGCGCCGCCTCAGCCTGTCCGATCTTCTGCGGGTAAAGCTGGGCGTATTGTTGGATATCAGCGATGTCTTTCTGATACTGGCTATCCAGTCCGGCAGTTTTGCTGGTTTTACCCTGGATAGTGCTGAACTTATTGGCAGCGTCAGTACGCTCCTTTTCTGCCTTGGCCTGGGCGCGCAATGCGTTGGCATTGTCCCAGGCTTTACCAGCCAGTTGACCAGCAAGCATGAGTTGCTCCTGCGTGGCGGTATTACCGAGAGACTGCTGTGCATTAAGCACAGCCTGTGCACGCGACAATTCACCTACGCTTCCTGCTGACAGTTCGGATTTCTGCTTGAGTTCGTCCAGCTTTTGGTTAACGGACTCTTGCGCTTTGGCGTATTGTTCTGCTTCTTTTTGGGCTGCGGACTTGCCGCCCTTCGATTTAGAACCATCTGAAGTGGCGGTGGCTTTTATTTCGATAGGTTTAGTGGCTGCTGCTGTTTTCTGAACCGCATCCCAACCGGCACGAGAGGCCTTCTCCCACGCCTCAGCTGTAAGTTGCGCGGATTTTTCCTCGTTCTCTTTCTGCCAGTCACCAAATCCAAGCCAACTCCATGTTCTCGCTCGCTTGGCGTACATTTCGGCTTCAGAGCGGAGATCTGCTATTTGCTGACTGGCGGTAGCGGCCTGCCCGGTAAGCCTGCCAATGGCAACAGCAAGAGAATCGATAACCAGAACCATCCCGTTACTGGCTCCTGTAGCTTGGTTAACATTATCAACCATGGTCAGGAATGAGTTGGTAAGTGCGGCATTAGCCTGGGAAAGCGTACGAGGGAGTTTCTCGAACTCAGCGTTTACTGATCCGGTCTGTTTCTGAATGGCATTCAGAGCGTCTTCTGCCGACAGTTTGCCATCAAGCATCATCTGACGGAGTTCACCGACGCCGACCCCCATGCCAGTAGCAATCTGACGAACAAGCTCCGGCATTTGCTCAAGGATGGAATTGAACTCCTCCGCCCGGACAGTGCCGGATGAAATTGACTGGCCGAACTGACGAAGAGCGTTAGCCATCTCCTCCGCAGAGGATCCACCGATACGCCCAATCTTTTGCAGCGTCTCAGTGAGCTGGATTATCTGACCATTGGTGGCGCCCGTATCACGAAGTGCCGTGCTAAGCGTCTCCCATAGCTTTTCTGTATCCTGCAACGACCCGCCGGTTGCCGAACTGATACGCATCAGGCTCTGCATCGTCTGCGATGCCGCTGCAGCGCTACCGGTCAGACGCTCAATGCGCGCGTTGAGCTGACTCATGTTGTCAGCAGCAACGATGAAAGCGCGGCCCCAATCCACGATAATAGACGCGGCAATAGCACCTGCAATTTTATTTAATGATGTTTGGAGTTTTTCCGCAGAATCAGCAGCATAACCTGCATCCTTACCAAGTTTATTAAGAGAGCCACTGGTCTTATTAATATTCCCAGATGCTTTACTGGCGTTTTTTGACATCTCATCAAGAACAACGGATGCCTTACGGCTTCCAGTAACCATTTTGGCTGTTTCGATATCCACTTCGTAATGAAGATCGCCAAGGTTTTCCGAAGCCATATTTTCTCCAGGCATTAAAAAACCCGCCGAAGCGGGTTTGTAGTGAACTTGAAATCTATTTTTTACAGAATTTGTAGTCGTGACCGCAAAGCTCTATCTTTCGCTTGCCATCACTAGACCACAGAGAAATCTCTTTGACGTAAGTATCGCCAGTGTTTGCATCGAAATCATAAACAACAAGCCCCTCATCCACCTCTGCTTTACCGGTAGTCAATGAGCCGTCTTTCAGATATTTCGCCTTAATAGCGCTAAATGTCACCGTAATTGGTGCCGTTTTATCGCTTCTTCGCTCACCAATGTGGGCATTTCCGCCCTCGACAAAAACACAACTTATAGTTCTGTCGCCACATAAAGCCATAGATACTTCCTCTTTAGCAGTTTCGATGGCCTTGTCTTTACTGGGAAGTGGTTCATAACAACCAGAGAGGAAGAAGATCATTCCTGATACAAATATTTTTCGATTCATGCCCATATCCTTTTTGATTATTTTAGAAAATATTATCAGATATAGCATCATCAGCAAAAACAACTACGGTTTTAGTGTAGCCCGCCTTGCGGCCTGCTTAGCAAGATAATCATCGGCTATTTTCTCGTACTCTTCCTTCGTAAAACCCTTCTGTTCAGGATATTTTGCAGCTAATAACATCTGAAATTTTGTCATAGTGAGACCGCTAGCCTCCTCTTCACTTATCCCGAAATGTATCTGTGCGGCAACTATGTAGTCCATGGATCTAAATTCATTCGTTTTCTCGCCAGTTTCGTGACGCTGCAACTTTCTCACCTTGGCTTTTCCTAAAATACCGTGCTGCATTAATTGTTGAGCCATCACTATAATGTCGTTCTTAGGCATTCTCCCTGGGCGATACACAACACAGTTGCTCCACGCTTTCCACTCACCGATTACAGGCGCTAGATCTTCCTCGCAGCAGGCCTGCAAAACCTGCCATGATGAGAAAAATAACTTCTCGGCCGCCCGATTAAAGGAGGGTGATAGCCATTCAGGTAAGCCCCCAAGGCTTACAGTGCATATATTGATTAGGTCAGCGACCTCGCTGCCATGGATGATGGCAAAGGTTTTAACAATATCTTCCGGATTTCCGATCCGCGTTATGGCCTCAAATGAAGGCCTGAGGAAATAGTCCTTCCCTCCTTCTAGACTGTCGCTGATAGTAAACACACCAATATCGGTTAAAGCTGTCATAGGCCTTCCAGTAAACGATCATTATCAAGGGCAGCACGCCGCCCTTTGGAATGTCCGTTAGGTAACGGTAACCGTATGCACGGCCACAAAGTTGCCATCTTCGGTGTTGATGATGATCTGCGCGCTGCCTGTGGCGACACGCGTCACGGTAACGGTGTTGCCGGAGGCGGTGGCAGTTGCTTTGGTCGCGTCGGTAGTCGCCACAGTGAAATCTTTATTGCTAGCGCCGGTTGGTGCGATGTTCACGGTGAAGGTGCTGGTGCCGCCTGCCGTTCCGGTGCTGGTTGTCGGGGTTACCGTCACGCCAGTTACGGCAACCGCAGTCACTTCGTTCACTTCGATAGTGCTCGCATCGCCGACTTTGAACTCGGTAGAAAACGTGACGATGTCATTACTCCCCCCGTCTGAACTTAGTGCACTGATATTCATATAACCAACAAACTCAACCGGCCCGTAATCCATTCTTACCCACATTCCAGGCTGACGTTTCGCTTTTAATTCTGTAGCGAAGTAGGTAATGAATTTACCAATGCCATACTGGTCAAGCTTATCCTTCTTACGAACCTCTCCCTCGAAGCTGATCGTGAAGTCGCTGTTAGTGATGATTGTCTCTACGTAGCCTGCCCCATCATCTGCGTCAGAAGTTACTGAGTTAGGGTTGAAGTCGAACCCTTTGGATGTCCCGGCCGCCAACGCCATCCATTCCGATTCTTCCGGCTTTACATCTGGGCAGCCATCAGCCACTTCGAGCACGACGGCCGCTCCGAATAGACGCTCATTTGAGTTACTGCAATTAGCCATCTTTGACCTCTTTTAGCCATAAAAAAAGGCCGCCAGATGGCGACCTTGGTTAACGATGTTTGGTCTTATCGACCGTGGTTTTCATGATATCCGAAGCGCTTTTCCGCTTCCTTTCTGACGGCGATTGCCTCTTCTAAGGTGTCGAAACAACCAAGCCACACTCTCTTCCCGCCTTCCTGAATAAAGCTTCGATATTTAATGAGATGGTCACTCCCTCCTTCCCAGTACTATGCTGAGGACAGGCTTTCATTCGGAGAACCATCATGGAAAACATTGCGCTTATTGGTATCGATCTGGGTAAGAACTCTTTCCATATTCATTGTCAGGATCATCGTGGGAAGGCCGTTTACCGTAAAAAATTCACCCGACCAAAGCTAATCGAATTTCTGGCGACATGCCCGGCAACAACCATCGCGATGGAAGCCTGTGGCGGTTCTCACTTTATGGCACGCAAGCTGGCAGAGTTAGGGCATTTTCCAAAGCTGATATCACCGCAATTTGTCCGCCCATTCGTTAAAAGCAACAAAAATGACTTCGTTGATGCTGAAGCTATCTGTGAAGCAGCATCACGTCCATCTATGCGTTTCGTGCAGCCCAGAACCGAATCTCAGCAGGCAATGCGAGCTCTGCATCGTGTCCGTGAATCCCTGGTTCAGGATAAGGTGAAAACAACTAATCAGATGCATGCTTTTCTGCTGGAATTTGGTATCAGCGTTCCGCGAGGTGCTGCCGTTATTAGTCGACTGAGTACCCTTCTTGAGGACAGTAGTTTGCCTCTTTATCTCAGCCAGTTACTGCTGAAATTACAACAGCATTATCACTATCTTGTTGAGCAGATTAAAGATCTGGAATCTCAGTTGAAACGAAAGTTGGACGAAGATGAGGTTGGACAGCGCTTGCTGAGTATTCCCTGCGTTGGAACGCTGACTGCCAGTACTATTTCAACTGAGATTGGCGACGGGAAGCAGTACGCCAGCAGCCGTGACTTTGCGGCGGCAACAGGGCTGGTACCCCGACAGTACAGCACGGGAGGTCGGACGACATTGTTAGGGATTAGCAAGCGGGGCAACAAAAAGATCCGAACTTTGTTGGTTCAGTGTGCCAGGGTATTCATACAAAAACTGGAACACCAGTCTGGCAAGTTGGCCGACTGGGTCAGGGAGTTGTTGTGTCGGAAAAGCAACTTTGTCGTCACCTGTGCTCTGGCAAACAAGCTGGCCAGAATAGCCTGGGCACTGACGGCGCGACAGCAAACTTACGAAGCATAAAGGCAGAAATACACCAGTTTAAACAATCATTCATCTGGTTTTGCGAATACTGATATTGATGATACTAACGGCCCACCGGCCTGTTGAGGAACCTGTAAAACGGAAAGGCTCATTGAAGCCGTATATTTTCTGGAGGTTCATCAGGCGCGGAACTCATCGAGGCGCGGGAATAAAATCCCATTCAGACGCCGGATAGATTCAAGCAAGCCAACTTGTCGTCAAAATCGGTGTTGCAAAAACGGGAGTGACCATAGATTCCGTTATCGCTTCGGCGACAAACTCCCATGTGCCCAGAAGTATTAGTGGTTCTCTTCTTCTGATTTCTGGAATTGGCGCTAGGCGTGGATTGCACAAGATTGGATATCCGATTGTCTGTTCGTATGCCATTTACATGGTCGATAACATCACTTGGATATTCACCGTAATGGATAGCCCAGGCTATGCGATGTGCGAAATGAGGACGCTTATTCAAATTTACCCATACATAACCTCTGGCCATGACCGATCCCGCAACCTTGCCTGCATATTTCTTATTGAATCCGCCGTCAGCTTTAGTGGAGTGCTCAAAGTGACTTGGTGGTCTTTCTTTCCAGGTTAGATTGCCAGTTTCCGGATCGTAATTAAAACACTCGCGTAGGTATTCAACTGGGAGCTCTTTATCTTTAGCTATTTCCATAACAAACCTCACAGTAGGTTTCACAGATGGAAGCGCGCGGCAACGAAGTCTGTGTTCTCCGCTTTCGACTGGCCGGTCTAGCCGCGCAGTGAAATTATATCACTCTCCGTAAGTGCAGGCGAACTGGAGTCGGAAGACTATTCGCCCTTCTTCTGTGAGCACCGGCGCGGGAATTGCGCCCATGTTCTGGATGTAGCCGACGCACTCGTCATTCATGGGGTTGGCCTGGACGTAATCGACGATGCGCTGCACAGCACCGAGAGCGTCTTTGCGCTTATCTTTCGCGCCGACGACGTCGACCAGCACGTAATATTCCGAACCAAGATCGGTACGAATTGCTGTTCCGCCGCTTGGCCTGAATACCATGACGGCCTTCGATAGATCACCGGGGTCGTCGTACATCAACTGCTGTACTGTGAAACCAGTCGTTAGTCCGGCATCGCCGAACATGTTTCGCACCCGCTCGTGCATCATTGGCGTCATAGCGAAAGTTCCTTCTTGATAGCCCTGTCAACGTCTGAGCGAGTATTATCAACGGCCCTCTCAAGGAATTTCGGCTCGCCGGATGGGTCCCAATAATTACCGCCGCCTTGCGATGCTGGCCTTGGTCTTCCCTTTAAAGTGCCTTTAGCCTCATGCACATATACCGCATAGTTGGCGGAATAACCCACACGGCCAGTAACCATGGTTCCGTTAACCTTCACATCCAAAAACTGAGAGTTTATGAGGTTTGATGTCTTACCGACAGGAGTCATTCTGGCAGCTTCCGGGGCTATAATTATCAGAGCCGATCTGATGGCTCGTATAACTTTTCTGCCCTGGATGTCACCAATGAAGCGATCCAGATTGGCTTTAGCCTCTTTGATGCCCTTCACTTTGATGCCCATGGCTACACTCCCGTCAGGATGGCGTAATCATCCGCCAGGCGCTCGAACGTGTCGGCGTAGCGAATAACCTGCCGCACCTCGTCTGCACCGGCGACAACCGGGTCCGCTTCGGTCGATACGCCCATCAGCAGGTAATCACCTGCGGCCGCCAGCGCGAACTCCGTCCAGACGGTATTCTTCACTACGATTTCAGCGCCCAGACTGGCTAACTTCTTGCTGAGACCGCCCTCATAGTCGCAGATGATTTGCTCAGGCGCCGCATAGCCCAGTGGGTCGCCGTATTCGTCATTGCCTTCCAACTTGCGCCAGATGGTCGCCGTCGCGGTATAGCTCCAGTTCGCTACCGATGACATCAGCCCTCCTTCCAGCGCAGTACCTTCGCGCCAGTTGCCCGGATGCGCGGGCAGTTGATGAACCACTCACCGTCCGATTTTACGTAGCCGGTAGTTTCCCGCCCGGTGTCAGTCATCACCCAGACACGGGTGAATGAGCGCGGAAGTCCGTGCTTAACTGATTTGTACGTCATCACTTGCCCCCGCACATGCAGCTGCCCTTCCCGATCCAGATACCAGCGAATGCCGGGGCGGCGGTAGGGTCGGCAGGAATTAGCGAGGTGGCGCAGCCGTACTTATCCAGCCCGCGCAACAGGTTAACCGAGGCCTTCCAGCGATCGGTGAACGACTGGTATCGGAACGAGCGCGACGCACCACTCGGCGCTGTTTGGCTAGAGATGTACTTATCTCCCTGCCCGAGCCCCATAAGTGCTAGTAGATAAAGTTGAATCAGCAGCGCGGTCGGTGCCGGATAATGCGCATCGAGACACTCCTGAATACTGTTGGCCTGGTCGACGAGAGCCTGAAGAACAAAATCGGGAATGGTAATTCCCTGGCTCTCCAGATACTCCTTCGCCTGATCGAGAGTTACCATTATCGACTCCGTGAAATACCCCGCCGGAGCGGGGCATAAAAAAACCGCCTTATCGGCGGCTGTTATTCAGCAGGGAAAAGCTTTTCTAGTTCGCCATCCGGCAAAAGTTCACTGAGCTTTTCAGCGCCCAGGTTGCCTTTGAACTCGATGCCGAGTTCAGTCAGACGAGCCTGGATAACCTCTTTGCGGGATTTCTCACCGGTACCGGCGTCAGGCGTCGACGGGGTAAGTTCTCCGCTTGCCTCACCATTCATGAGCCGGACGTTAGACTTCAGCGCCGGGTGAAGCTCTTTCAACTCCACCACCTGCCCTGCCTTCACGCCGAACCAAGGGCGCACTACTTCGTATTTAGCCATGCTGTTTCCTTACGCCAGGTTAGCGCCGTAGACAACGCCAGACAGGCCCTGATCGTCTGCGGTGATTTGCAGGCCTTCAGCAGACATAATCTGGAAGTTGTAGTTAACGTTAGGCAGTGGACGCGGCAGCGGAACAACACCGACAGCCATACCAACCAGTGGAGAGATCACGTCACGGCGACGAACGTACGCGATAAACTCGTTACCGGTCAGCGCGAAGCTCATGCGGATTTCTTTCACCGGCGCGAACGGCAGCACAGCCTGCAGTACAGTGCCGCTCACAACTCCGTTAACCACGTACGGCTGCGCCAGGTTCGCCCAGATTTCCGGAGAAACCCACATCACATCGTATGCGGCGACTTTGTTCGTGCGTGCGGTGGTACCGAATGCGCCTTTACCGAAGAACGCAAAGATCGCAGTCATGTCAGCGGTGGTCAGGTCGATATTCGCACCACCAGCACCAGATCCGAGGTTAATCTTCTTGGTGTTGCGGTGGTTCTTGATACCCTGCGCCGGGTAGGACTGTACCTGAATTTTTGAATCGCCGTTCAGGTAGTAGTTGACGCGTTTCTGGTTGAACTTGCGCATCTTAGCCATCTGCGAGTCCAGCACCAGATCAATACCCACAGAATTCAGGCCCGCCGCATGACGCCAGTTAACACCGTAGCCAGCAGTGAACACCGGAATTGGGTCACCGTCGCTCGCGTAGTCAGTGTGGTCGAAGGAGAACGGCGCCTGACCATCGATGCTTACTGACACGTCGTCAGCGATATCGCTTACCACGTTATACAGCTTGGCGGTTTTACCTACCGGCAGCACCGTCTGAACGCCAATCAGATCGTTCACGATTTCCATGCCAACTTCCTGATCCCGCAGCTGCAGCACCTGGTTGTCAATCTCAGCCCAGAAGTCACGGGAGAAACCGCCAACTGCGTTACAGGCCAGCATGTCAGGCGTCATGATTGCGCGGTTAGCCGCAATGATGGAGTCGTTCTGCAGGTTCCACATGTTGCGGTTTGCCCACAGTTCGCTCCAGTGCCCGCCGAGGCGGGAGTTAGTCGCCAGCGTCTCTTTAGAGAAGTACATATGTGTTTGTCCTTTTGTTACGCGCCAGCTGCGGCGACAGTGCCAACGCGCATGCGCACGCGAATGAAGTCTGTGGTGCTGGCCGCGATGGTGTATTCATCCTGGCTGTAGCCGATCACTGAATCAGTGTCGGAGGTGGCAAGGGTGAACTGACCGGCAGTTCCCAGCTTGATCGGGCTGTCTTTCTTATACGCGCCAGGCAGGCAGCGTAACGCCAGCTCGCGGCCTTCTTCGACGTAATTGCCGACAGCAGAATCACCAGCAGGGATTGATTCGGTGATGGTCAGGCCCTGGTGGTAGCCGACATCGATGATGTACAGGCGGCCTGTCAGCGCGGTGGCCTGAGCGAATTTATCGGAAGAGTTGATGGTTGCGGCGGTGCCCGGAAGCAGCGCGGCGGCCGTGGTGCGGGTTTCGGTCTTGTACAGAGACTGACCGTCGATATTAACGCGACGATAACGTGGCATTATTCCGGCTCCTTACTTAAAGTGTTCGTCTGCGGCAGGTGCGCCGGTTTCTTTGTGCTGCTGTGCATTGTTGGTGCCCAGCGGGGCAGCTTCGCCCAGCGATTTGAACATCGCGTCCAGAGCTTCGCCAGACAGCGCGTTCGCCACGATATCGCCATGCACCTTGGCAACCGCCTCACGCTTTGACTTCTCTTCAGCGCGAGAGTTGGCAGTCAGGGTTTCAGCGAGCTGCTGCTGATTGGCCTGCAGTGCATCAACCTTCTCCGCGAGAGGCTTAATAGCCGCTTCCGTGTTGGTCGCAACAGCCTGGCCGATCATGCTGCCGATTTGTTCCAGTTCTTCTTTGGTTAAAGGCATGTCGCCCTCCGTTTTGTGGTTTGGTGCAGGCTGTTCCTGCGGTGTGAATAGAGCTTTGAATTTGTTTGCCACGACGGCCACCCACGACTCCTGGCGCGCTACTGCGGTGCCGGTATCGTCGATTGTGATCTTCCCGCCATCAGCGGAATAACCGTAAACCTGCGCATCGCCGCCATTTCGCACGATAACCACCTGCGAGTCGGTAAAGTCAGCAACCCAGGCGTATTCATCCGCGCCCGCCGCAAACTTCGCTTTGGCTGCGCGATCGAGACGCTGTTCGCGCTCTCGGTAGGATTCACCCACCAGCGCGCCCGAGTTCGCCTTAAGAGGCTGAGCCAGATCGGCGTTAACCATCAGGCCAACGCCCTGCTCCGGAGTAGCGGCTCCGACTTCGTGCAGAAGGATCGCGTCGTGGTCCATGCCGTGGATATCAGCTACCCACTCAGCACCTGTGGCGCGCTGCTGATCGTTGGGTTCAAGCTGGTCGAGGAATGCGGCAACACTGGTATGAATCGGCGGAACGTCTTCACCGCGCTCAATGGAAGCGACGCGTTCAAGCAGCTCCCTGCCACCTTCCGACTCGCTGGCGCGGGCCACATCAACCCACTTTTCGAGGTAGATGCGATTACCGGATTTCTTAACGTTGCGATTCCAGGCACCGATATGGCCTGCGTTAATTCCCTCCGGGGAGAAAGCAGACACGAACTGACCGTTAACCTGAGGATGTCCCAGTGGTGCCAGTGTGCCTTCCAGCCCCTTATAGTGGGCGTCGATTTGCTCTTGCGTGTACAACCCGCCATTCATGACAACGTTTGCCGGCAGCGTGTAGCTCGGCAGCACAAGATGTTCACGACCGTTATATGTTTCGCGCCGGATTGACTGGCTGTTCACCTTCGTGGTGATGTTGACCTGCATAGGCATAGTTATTTCTCCGCCCAGGCGTAACCGCGCGCCTGCATCGATTTATATTCCTGTTTGAGTTTCGTGATGGTGTCCGGGTATTCCGGGTTCCCGTCCGCATCCACCAGCACCGACTGCTGGCTGCATTTGCAGTTGATGGAGTTGCCATCTTTGCTGTACCAGTCACGCACCTCTTCATTGGTGTAGAGATGGGCGTGGCGCACTGCATGGGTGTGTCGGGTTGTTGGTGAAAGCGCCGAGATATGGACCAGCAGCGTTTTCAGGCCGAAGAGATCATTAGCCTCCTGGTCTTCATCCCACTTAGCCCGGCGCAGCGCGGTAGTCACTTCAGTGCGTGCTATACGGTTTGCCCGGCGCTTCTCGATGCCGGTCTGGTCTGTCAGGTTGCGGGCAATATCCAGAGGATTAAGCCCGCGACCAACGCCGTCAGTAAGCACACGCGCCATGTCGCGCTTAACATCTGCACTCAGCCCCTTCATTTCCTCAAACACACGCGCATGTACCAGCGCCATGCGATGCTGGTACGGGTCGCTTGCGAGAATGGAAGCTAACGACTCACGCCCGGCGGCATACACAGGCGACTGCTGGCTGAGGTTGTAGAACGACTGCCCGGTCCCTTTCTCCGAAGCCAGATCGATGTACTCGTAAAACCACAGGTTGTAATCGCCACCTTCAAGCAGCACCTGATCAACCAGGTAACTGGCATCATTCAGGATGATGGAGAGCAGCGTTGGGTTTAGCTGGTATTCGTATCGGGCGTTTACTGCGAGGTAGGAAGGTATTTTGTCTAGTGCTGATTTGTACGCCTTGCTAATCTTATTCATTCGCTTGGCGAAGTCTTTCATTGCCCGGCGTTCCAGCGCATCGGCTCCAGTCGGATCCTGATAGTTACGCGGAAGAATTGGTGGCTTCGTTTTCTTCGTCGCCATCATCTTCTCCTAATGGGAATTCATCAACGTTCTCATAACCAGCTGCTGTGCGAATTTCTTCACGGCTGAAGGCCGGATTCTCACCACTCCCCTGGAACGTCTGATTAATCTCTGCCATGGTTTTGGCATTGGCGAGCTTCTCAGTTCCAGTCTGCTCGTTGAGGTCATCCCAGATAACCGTCTTCTCGCTGACTGCATCAATGATTTTCAAGTCAATAAGCTTGTCACTGAAGTCTTCTATTTCGAATGACAGATCACCGCGGCGTGACTGGCAGCGCCCGTTGAAATACTTCTGATCTTCTGTGCTCGAGCGCTCGGCCTGCTGATTGCCAACCAGTATGCGCGCCGGGATATCTACCCCAGCTGAAGCAGTTTGTAGGTTGACATCGTAAGTAGGCCCAGGGTCTGAAACTGCAGATACCATTGAGGTAACCTGCGCGCCCTGGGTGATCAGGAGTACATCGTTACCAATATTCAGCTCTCTGGCTGCGTCGTTATAGCGCTCCTGAAGCTCATCTACCGATACGCCATACAACGAAGCCAAATTAGAAAAGTCGATGTCCTTTTCAAAGTTGATTGCCTGCTTGTTTGAGGCATTTTTCAGGAACGATTCACCAGAACCGCCCTCTACCTTTTCGAGACTGACAAAGGCGTTATAAGGTGGCTCAAGGAAGCCAATTGCATCATTCGAGTAGTCGCCCAAGATGAAGACGCGATCAGGATGCACAAAGCGCTGATTAGTCCCGCCGTTTGGCAGGCTCTCAACGTATTTCCACTGCTTTGGCTGGCCGTAATCTGCCGATTTCTGGTCAGTAACCCACTCGCTAACTGTTAATGAGCCAGCCCATGCTATCGTTACCTTTTTGAGTGACTTCCCACGAACAACCGGCTGATCCCAGCCCCTGGAATCGTTGATGTGCAGCAGGATGCCGGCATAACGTCCGACCAGGCGGCGGCGGTCTGCTTCAGCAAAGGCCCGCCATAGACGCTTTGTGAAAACCTTTTTGGTGTTCTTCTCCCAGGCAGTTTCATCCTTACTCTCGTCGGCATCATCACCCTCAATGATTTCCGGGTTCGTCTGCCAGCACTTGCCCACCAGCTTCTCAACTGCACCGTGAGCAATACCACCGCGCCGGTACAGGGCGTAGAGGTTTTCGTAGGTTACCTGCTCAGGAAAGCCATACTCGCACCATGCGGAATGGCGCTTATTGTCCAGCCCCATCGTTGGCGTCATCAGCCCCATACGGGCGCGTGCCATCCGCGCATCGTTCAACGCATGGTTGACGGCGAGAGTTAATTTGTCAGTCATGGTTTATCCGTTTGGTTAGCGAAGGCGTTTCGGAATCATCATCCCGACCATCTGACCTTTGCGCTTAATGTGTCCGTCGAGGCTGTATCGAATACCATCCCAGCAGTGTTCATAGCCGTCTGCCAGTTTCGGTAATACCTCACCGGTGATGCGGTCCGTTTTGTACGACCACATGCGGGCCTCTCGCGCTACGTTCTTGCAGCGGGGATGGATAATGATTTCGTCGAATCCGCGAAGATGTGCGATCCCGTCTTCAACGCTCCCCTGCCATTTCTCGGCGGCTGAGATATTGAAGCCCTGCCGTTTGAGATAGCTAATCGTCTCGGGTCGAGCGGAGTCGGCCTTGATGGGCCAGTCACGCGATCCGGGGATTGTGTCGTATAGCTCTGGCATGTGGTCGAGCTCTGTCTGCTGCCCGTATGCCTCGTATTCGATGTACAGCCGGTTGTGCAGGATGAACGAACGCACCAGAGTGTTCGGGTCTTTAGCGAAACCGAAGTCAGCTCCGAAGAACAGACGTTCGGCCTCTTTCCATAACTGGTCCGAGAACTCAGCGATCCGGTATTTTCCGGCCAGGACCTGCTTATCGGAGTTTTCGAGATAGGCCCCTTCCCACACCCACGCGTATGTTGCCGGGTCTAGGCGGCGCTGATCGTTCTGCCGCTCGCCCTCAAGCACATCAGGGAACCACGGGTTATCCGTGTAGTTCATCTCAACGGTGATGCAGTCTTCGCCGGCTTCTTTACGGAACCTCTTATCCGTGGCGCTACCGTCGCGCTCCGGGTTCCATGTCACCCAAATCTCTGAACCTTCCTCACGAACGGTCGGGCTCAGCTTCTGCCAGGCTATTTCGCTCACTGATTCAGCCTCGTCCACCCAGCACAGCAGAATGCGAGCTTTCGATTTGATGCTGTCGAGGTTATGCCTCAGACCGCAGAACACGTAGTTAACGCTCTTGTCGATGGTGCGGATGTACTTCTCGCCGATATCAAAGTTGGAAGCCAGCCAGGGGACAGACAGGATCGCCTGTTTAACCTCCTGCATGCTCGATTCTTCCAGCGAGTTCATGAACTCACGCGCGCAGAGCACCACGCCGCTTTCACCGTTCATCATCGACTGATACGCCTTTACGGCTGTCATCAGCGCAAATGTGCGCGTCTTGGCGCTACCACGCCCACCGTGCGAGCACCGGTAACGTTTATTCACGGCGGTGAACAGCGGCGCAAGCTTCGCGGGGATCGGCAGTTGAACGGCGTTACTCATGCTTTCGGCTCAACAGGTAGTAGCTGGATGATTGTCGGCTGCGGAGTCATGCTGCCATCAGGGCTTGTGTGCTCGACTTTCTGGCGATTGGTGTAGGCATCGCCCATTTCTTTGGCGGCCTGCTCGATAAGCTGCGAGGTCATGCCGTAGTTCTTCATCTTTTCAGCATTGGTCGCCATTCGGTCGAGGACACGCAACCGGTACGCTTTATTTGCGATCGGGATGTCAGCGATCTCATTCTGGAATCGTTTACGGGTGGCGTTGAACAGGTCAATCCACTTCTGGCTCAACTTGGCCGCCATTGCGTTGCCTGGCGTATATTGCGACACCTGCTGCCGTGAGACATCAATGCCATATTCAGCCTTTACAAGCTCAATGACTTTTACCGGGGTCTCGTAGCAGGCGAGTGATTGAACGATGAAGGCTTTAACCTCTGTCGATAATGCTGCCACAGGCTACCTCCATGACAATCTGAATAAAGCGTTACGCCAGCTTTAGCATGCACGTCCCGCATGACCTGGCTATATCGATGTGAGCCACTTCTGCTGGCGCATTGGCCGCATCAACGAGCTCCTGTACTTCTTTGCTGGCGCCGTATCGACGTACGACACCAGTGAATTCTTCGACGTCGTGGCCGCGCAGTGTGAGCACTGGCTGCCCGGTCTCTTTGTTGAACTTAGGCGCACCGAAATCATCGGTGGCCTGGGCAATGTGGTAAAGCTCATGCTCTACCAGTGCGCAGAACTCAAGGTCACTGCATTGTGAGCAGTAATCGGCCGCCAGCGTGATGATGAACTTCGGGATTCGCCCGAACCATTCATGCATCTGCTGTTCCATTCTGGCTTTCTGCCAACCACCTGCGCGAAGCATTACCTGCTCGGCCTGGCCGAGAACGTAGCGCCCTTTCTTCGCGAATGAGTCAGACGCCCACATGAAGCAGAGGTCAGCCTCTAACAGGTGTTCGTGGTCAGGGTTATGGATGCTGCCGGTATCGCTGAGGATTTGGCGACTTACCCACTCATGCACTTCATTGGCGGGAATGAGCCTGGTGTATGGCTGCCAGTTGTCGGAGGCGATGAAGTTAACTGGCGGATATGGCCTGCGCTCGTCATCGTTAACCATCACTTACTCCGTTATTTTGATTCGAGGGTCGCCGTGTTGCCGCTCACCGTCTCAACTTTAAAACACTTCCCGGTTAACCAATCCCAGCGGAGCAACGCCGACAGAATAAGTATCGGCTTCATGTAAGGGCGAAGAGAAACTTTGGTAGTGATAATCATGGGTTACTCCGTTGCTTCTTCTGCTGGCTGTTCGGCCTGCCCTGCCTGTACTGGCGTAAACTGCACGCGCTTCACATCGGCAGGAGCGAAATACAACCACTCGCCCGTCTCAGTCGCCAGCGGCACAATGCCGTTAACCAGCTCAGGCTGTCGGCGTGACATCTTGCCCGTGAAGGTTTCGCCTGTTTGGGTGGTTAACGTGATTTGGTAGATATCGGACATAGTTACCTCTTTGCCTTGTCGCAGCTGTTGCCCTGCTTCTCAGAAGTGCTTAGCAACTTACGGCTTACCCGTCAGCAAGATTGGATCACCTCACTTCTCTCGGGCGAGAATGCACAGGCCATTATCAAGCGCCCAAGGTGAGACGCTTTGTAATGGCTACTTCACGCTTTCAATGGTTGAGCCATGCGAGTTCATCACATAAACCTGGTCGCCAGGGTAGATGAACTGATAGCGCAAACCGTCAAATGCTTTGCGTTTCGCATGCTCGGGACTTTCGAAGTCTTCAATCAGAATGGCAATCGCATCTTCATCCAGGACACCTTCTCGTTCACTGACGATCAACTCTTCCTCTTGCAGTACATTTTTGCACTCTGGGTCGGAGTACACATCCGGCAGCCAGATCGCAAAGTCAGGGTTGGAGTGGTCATTCGTTTGCTTGAGAATATCTTCGAAGCGCTCTGAGTCAGCGCGCGCAATGGTGACACTTTCCTGCTCGCAGATATGTGTTACGCCATTGATGATTGTCTTAACTGTGAACATATTTACTTCCTTCTTCGTCTTCTGGTTACAAAAAAGCCCCGCTATTGCGAGGCTCGGTTACTTCAGGCACTGAGTGTTGATGTATTCCTGCAGCGCTCTCAGTGATGTTTGGTCACTGACGATTCCGGATCGGATACCGAGAACGTTTCGTCCAGCAACGTCAGAGAGTTCGATGGTGGCATCATGGCCCATGCTGGAGGCGCTGGAGGTTTCGGTTGAGGTTGGCACTGGACATTTGCCTTTGACGAGCACCCGGCCACCATTATCAAGCTTGCGCTGCAGAGCAGCGTTTTCAGCATTCGCATCTGCGAGTTCCTTCGTGTACTTGGCATCCAGTGCAGCGACATCACGCTGGCGGGTCTGCATGTCTTTTATGGTGGCGTTAGCCAGGCTGAGTTTCTCAGTGGCTTTGTCGCGCTGGTCTTTGTAGGTGATGGCGTTTTCGCGGTAGTGATTCACCTTCCACGACAGCACAGCAATTACAGACAGGATGACAGCAGGCAGCCAAAACTTTTTCACCAATGAGATGATGACCGTGTTCATGATGCAGGCTCGTTAACTTTTCCGCCAGCAGCCTTGAACTTAGCAATCAGCGCATCGGCCTTATGTTCGAACTGGCCGTAACCGGCACCGGGAAGAGACGCCCAGATATTGCTACAACGATCGATAGCCTGGCGAATGTCGCCACGGTCGATCAGAGGTAGCGCCCCGCGCTCTTTAATCTGCTGGAGAGCAATAGCGTCCTGGTTAGCTGGAGAGAAATCATTCAGCCCAAGCTGCTTGCGATATGCATCCCAGTAACGCGCCAGTAGTTGATAGCGCCCCGCAGCAGTAGATTTAAGTCTCGGATTCAGCGTAATCAGTTTGCGCGGGTGATCGGAGTAATCAGTAAACAGCGATCCGCCAACAATTACGTCGTAACCGTGGTTTTGGGTCGGCTGCCGTCCGTTGTCAGTGCCTTCTGACCATGCCAGCATGTCGAGAAACGCTTTGCGCTGAGGGTTAATTGTTTGCATTCTTCATCCCCGTCAGGCGTTCCCAGAAGTACGTCAGTGCTACGGAGCCCATTGCACCGCTAATGCCAGACGTAACCAGGATCATGTAAAGGCTCAGCCCACTTTCAACGCTGATCAGTCCACCAATAAGACCGGTAAAGCCGGACACTGCAATTTGCGCCAGCGCGTTGATCCAGCTCCAGGTTGCTTTGTTCTGCTTAACGTCAATAAGGTATCGGACCAGGCCGCCCCAGCATGACAGAGCAAGGACTATCAGCCATGACACTCCGGCAATGCTTTCTTTATCTTGCATACGTTTAGCCATATCACCTCCGAAAGAACGGGGTGCTGTTTGTGTAGTGGGAAAGGCCGTCAGACACGATAGCTACGTGGCATCTGGAATTGATTGTCTGCGGCCTGAATAAAAAACCCGGCGACAGGCCGGGAAGATGAGGGTAAGGCAATGTCGGCTCTCTGGCCGAAGGGTCCCAGGTAGTGGGTTCTGGTGCCGGGCAAAGGAATCGAACCTCTGACGCGCAGCTTACAAGGCTGCCGTTCTGCCACTGAACTAGACCGGCTAATTTGGTGGAACCCGATGGAATCGAACCATCTCCTAATGCTCTTCAGGCATCCGCGCGAACCATCTACGCCAGAGTTCCAGATACGAAAAAGCCCAAGGCGTTAACCTCGGGCTCTGTCATTCTTTCTTGTGCCGGACTTTCCCGGCGGTCATCGGTTTGCAGTTCTCGCGATACTGCCGCCCTCAAAGAGGTCTGGCCTACGATGGCTCCTTTGGCGCACCCAACCCGAAACGCTCGCCTCAAGGCATACCTTTGGGCAAAATTCTCGGATGTAAAATAAAGCCCCGCACGATGGCGAGGCTCTTAATTCTTTGTCGACCTACGAAACTATGGCGACGATATCAGATTTACATGAAATATATGCGTTTCAGTTCGGTTTTGCAAGTCTGAAGTGATTAGCAAGTCTAAATGCTATATCGGCTCTTTTTAAATCATCATAGAGACCTAAATACTCCCGTTTTCCATCGATGAGAATCTGTGCCTGCCACTTTTTTGCTCTTTTGTTGTAATAAATACCCTTGCTACCTGATGTGTTATTTTTATAGATACCAGTGTTAAGAGAGTTAAGTTGGCTGGTTGCTTCTCTAAGATTGGCAATCCTGTTGTCGTCTCTTATTCTGTTTATGTGATCGATCTCTTTTTCTGGCATATATCCGTACACGTAGAGCCATGCAAGGCGATGAGCATGATAAAGTTTCCTAGAAATTTTTATTTGCACATAGCCAAGAGAATTTTTGCTTCCAGCAACGCTTCCTACAACCACCTTCTGCCTTTTCACTGCCCATGAAAACAAACCAGAAAAGGCGTCGTACTTAAGAATAGATTTAAGAGTTTCTTGGTCCATTACTTATATCCTCTCAAATCTAAATTTGTCGCTTTTTGTTGTGAACGTGATCGCGTTACTGAGATAAGCGCACCGCTATCGAGCCGCTTAAAGCTATTACGTATCGCCATCCAGTGAGGCAGATACGTTTCTGTCCAGGTCGATTTCGCTACGCCCGCCAACTCCGCCAGTGCCTGATATTCGTATGTCTCACGCCCTGACAGCTCCGCTTTGACGTCCTGTGCCGCTAACCAGACAAGTTTCTTCAGGCGTTCCATCGTCTTGCCAGCCACCTTCTTCGCGCCGAGTTGGCCCTGGAATTCTGCCCACGCCCACTGGGTGATCGCCACCTGGTACTCAAAGCGGATGTTCTCGCTGTAGTTCCAAAGCAGCCACGCTTTCTGGTGGCCTTCCAGCGACAGTACAGCGCGGCGCCATGACGCGGTACCGAACTCTACCGGGCTGACCAGCGCGATGGATGAGCCTTTGGCGCGTGACTGACTACCGCTCATCGGCGGACCGTCCGGGTTAACCATCTTCTGCCTGATCTCGCTAAATACCTTTTTCCTTCCCCGGCTGCGCGCCGTCGCGGTGAATTGTGCGTTCTCGGCGAAAGCTACCAACTGCCCTTTCGTCGCCCCGCTCAGATCTGCGGTAGCCACAATGAGCTGCTGACGTACGTATTCCAGTTGCTGACTGTTCATTATGCGGCTCCTGCAGAGTGATAGATGCGAACGAAGTTACGGAGGATGCGGTAATCCACCAGCACGGAACCTGGGCGGCGGTAGATACGGAGGCGCTGCCAGCGCATGCGTAATATATCGATCGTTTCTGGTTTCATACCGACTCCATCTCAGTGATGGTTAACTCAAGCCTTCCACCTTTGACGATTGGCATTCTCTTCACGCTGTAATAATCGACCTGCTGGTCATCGAGCCAGAACCCGGATTTCGTCAGCGCGTCGAAGGCAGCCTTTTGCAGATTATCCAGGTCACGGCGACGGCGATCCGGCATGTGACACTCGATACGGATTTTTACGGGTGTGGCCAGGCCGATATCCAGCATTGAGTCTTTGATGATTCTGGCGACACTGTCGCGGTATGCCTGCCCTTCTGAGCTGATGTGCGTGCGCCCGCGATTATGTCTGTAGTAGCGGTTATTACTCGGCGGCCACGGGAGACTGATGCGATATTGATTCATGCCTTTACGAGCCCCTCTTTCAGCCAGATAACCTGCGTGCGGGCCATGCCTTCCAGCGCGCACTCCTTTGCATATTCCGCATCTACTAGGCGCGTCCGGCGATCAATCTCGTCGTGGCAGCTGCTGCATGCGATGGTGGCGATCAGATCTGGTGGCTTAATTCCAGTACCGCACAAGCCAGCAAGGCGAATATGTGCCAGCACTGAGGTTTCAGGATTGCCGTTACATACGCCGGGGATCCGCACCTGACATTCGCGTCCGCGTGCCGCTTTGCACAAATTAGCCATGCTTCCTCCGTGCCGCGAGACGCAGCCATTTCTTATCAACGAGACCGGCGGTGTAACCGAGAAGTGTTGGGATCTCTGAAGGGTTTGGTTCCGGCTTACGCTTGCTGCGAGTTGGCACTTTGTAAATGCCGCCGTTCATGACGCGATTGATGAGGTTAGCCATGCTGCTCACCCCACTGTTTCGCCCATTCGATTTCAAGCCGGGATTTTTCGCTGAACTTCACACCCTGCTGAGTGCCGAACCAGTAGATAGCCTCGATGACTTCAACCATCTGCCGAACGGTCATCTTGCTTGTGCGCTGACCGAACATCACAACGCCTCCGTCCAGACCTGGAGCCATTCTCTGCTCTTGTTTTTTGGCCTTGGCGACCATAGCGGTTATCAGGTCTTTCCAGTCGTCAGAGTCGTACTTATTGCCGAACCAGGTTACCTGGTCAGACAGGTCTTTCAGTAGCGGCCACATCTTGCGGTTCTGATCCAGTGTACGAGTCATCTCTTTGATATCGAGAATCAGTGGGCGCTTCGAATCCACCGGCAACTGTCGGATGTAGTTGATAGCGTTCTGCTTGATTGCGTCGTTAATGAGGTGAAATTGCTGCTTCATACGCCACCTCCGTGAGGTAACGCAGAATGCAGAAAATCGCAGGTGCATTTTTGCATCTGTGACAAAGTGGAGAGTTCAGATTGTGGTCGCATTTAAGTCCCCTTAAATGCGCAGAAGTCACCGGAGTTGTTCAGGCTCTGGTGAAGTAATTATGGCTGGTTGATTATTGGAAATCAAACTTTGCTTGCTGTTGCGCGGATTAAAACTTATGTCGGTCTTTGTGCGTGAATGCGTATTCGTATGTGAAGTTGAAAGCCTCGTTTTCGGTGTCGAATCGCTTGTCTGTTATATCTATCCAACGACCGCCTTTACGAAGCTTCTGAGCGACCCATTTGCCTTCGTAAGGGAAAACCACGTAAGAAACGGAGTAATTGTTGCCGATATTAGGGGTTGGGTATGATTCACCTTCTGCCAGCATATAAAAATTTATACCGGCAATAATTAAGCACCCCATTACTTCTTCTCGTTCTGCGCAGACATATCCAGATAGCGCGGGTCGGATGCTTTCGGCAGCGTCAGGCTCTGCTCGCGGTAGAAACGCACTCGTTCCATGAAGTATTCACGCAGATGCTCTGGCTGCTCTCGAGCTACCTGTTCAGCGATAACCGGCATATTCAGGCGCTCTTTGTACGCTACGCCTGAAGCAGCCAGGTCGACGTTAACCTTGTCCTGCTCTTCTTTGGATTTTGCTGCGATATTCCAGTCAGACATAAGAATCCCCTAGATGGCCTGAGGGGATTATACATCACTACGCGGATTTGCGTTCTGCTGCGGATTTAGCCATCACCAAATCCCCATTCCAGAGACAGCAATCAACTGGCAGATAGCGCACATAGCCAACGTAATAACTACCACTTTGACTGGTGGCATCACTTCACCCCCTGCTCAGTATTCTTCAGGTCATTCTCCGCAAAGAGGATTGACGTTCTGGCAGAGCGTAACCGGGCTTTGGCGTTCTTCTCTTCGCGCTCGAGATTGGCTACGGACTCGCGCAGTTCGTCGCGTCGGCGGTGAAGCTGCTCAATCTCTGTGACGATATGCTCAGCGTCGGTAGCGACCTGCAGGATGTGATCGAATGCATCAACAACGCATCCGCACCTTGCGCAGCGAATAACACGATCTGTTTCGCATACTTCAATAGCTCTGTGCTTGCATCGCTGCTGGTTATACTCCTTTCGGTCGCTTACGGTGACGTTGAGTAATTTAGCTTCATCTCTCCCAGGTTGAACGAGAGGGATGACGTTATCGCTGTTATCGTCCATTACTCCTCCTGCTGTGGTGCTGCTGCGAGCAGTCTGCTCCAAGCGTCTACTGAGTCTTCTGCGCCATAGTCGATAATTGAGTCGAACTCGTCGAGAATCTCTTTCGTCGGTTCCTTCGGCACCATCACGTAGCCCGGAGGTGCAACGTAGCGAACCTCCACGGTTCTGTCTGTCCCGGATGCTAGGTCAACGCCAATCACCGGAGAGTTTCCGGTCTCCTTGATGTGAAGACGCGGCTCACCGTCTTTCTGTTCCGGCCACTGGCGCGCCATATTCACCTTCAGCTTTTCTTCCATCGCTGCTGTGATTTCACCGTCACTGATACCGGCGCGGCGCTGGGCGTCCCATAACAGGAACTGCATATCAGCCCACTCGCTGAGGTCGTCAGGTTCGGCTGCGGCTTCCAGCGCTTCTTTGGAGAGGTGCTTCAGCGGACCAACTGGGCCGACATCGCCGAAAGTGGCCTGTGACCATGCAGCATGCTCACGACGTACCTGTTCGCGAGCAATCACCACAGCAATCACCTTCACAGCATCAGCCATTGCGTAGCCGAGATTACCGCCGTCGCTTTGTGCTGCTGCTTTGCTGAGTATTTCGCTTATCTGGTGCAGGCGATCGAGTGATACAGGACCGTGCGCCGGGTGGTTGTTAGTTGTCATGGTGTGCTCCTTTCGCCCGCTTAGGGTCGAAAACTTTTGAGTACCCATGAGAGTGAGGTTCGATGTGGTAGCATTCATCACCTTCCGGGTGGCGCTCGCATTCACGCATGAACAGGAATACGGAATTCCCCGGCATAATCACCACTTCACCGGCACGCAGCTTTGCTCGAATTTCTGTTACGGTAGCCATCTCACTCCCCCTTCACGCCAATGCCAGCGGCCTGCAGTTCATCCTCGAGGCGACACACATCTTTCGCCAGCCTCATTTGGTTGCTTTCAGCGCGGTCCTTGTAGTCACGGAACTCTCGTTCTACTTCTAAGCGTTTCTCTCGGTGGATGCTTTCCAGTGATTTAGCTTGGTGTAAATCCTCTGCTTGTCGCTCAAGCTTGAAGCGTTGAAGCTCTACCAACTCATTTACGGCTTCCAGTTCATCCAGTAGCGCCAGAACGGTGGCCGGGTTGGCAGCCTGCGAAAACTCACGGTTTGCTTTCGCATCCGGACCCTCAAAGTGTGCGATGATGAAGTGGCCGTTGGCTTGGTCGTCAGAACTGCAAATAGCTTCCCAACCATCACCTGACTCTTTTATCCATTCGCCTGCGCTGGCTGACCGCGCCTTACTGCGCAGCGCCTGTTTGTTGAGTGCTGTCATTGGGCTGCCTCCCAGCAGATTTGAACTGCGTAGCTACTTTTAACGCGCTTAACTTTGCCATCCACCTCTAACTTTTTCAGGCGGCGCAACACGTAGGCTGTTTTGATGCCTCTGTAGTTATCGCGTAGCCAGTGAGTGACCACATAAGTCATGCAGTTGCCATGGTCACGAAGTACCTGAATGATTTCTTCATCGGTTGGCTTGCTCATAGCGCGGCTCCTTGTCGTAACTGGGCGGCGAACTCGTTAAGTGATATGTAGCAATCTCCAAATGTTAACGAACCGCTCGACTGCATATGCTCCATAGCCATCTCCACACCCTGCGCCCGCACTTCAGTAAGGAAAGCGTCACAAGCAGGTATCTGCAACACAGCCAGTGATCGAATAATCTTCTTTACTTCTGGTGGGCATTGTTCGTAGTGGTCGTCGTTGATGAATACAGCCTCGTTGTGAATTTTATCTACAGCACTTAATTCCGCCGCCAGCTCCCTGCACTTGCTCTCGGCGTTAGCGAGCTGTACTGCCAGTTCTTCGTAGGTTGGTTTCATGCTGATGCTCTCCCGTAAAACGCCAGAATTCTCTTCATCGCCGCGCTGTTGCGGCATTCGTTGAATATTCCATTGGTGCAGTTGCGCGCGGTACCGGACTGCTCTTCCGGCGTAGCCAGCCGATAGGTAACTGTTCGCCAGACTTTGCTGGTGCGTACGAGCTTGTTGACCTTCTCCAGCTCGAGTGCGTTCTTCGTGATGCAGTTGATGGTCATGCCACACTCGGCAGCCACATCCTTCGCGGTGAAGGTCCGGTGCGTTTCGAGATAACGCAGAATTGCCTGTTTGCCTTTCATCAGAATCCACCTCGCTGTGCAGGTTTCGCTTCTTTGTCGCGACGGCGCTGACTGGCAGCTTCCTGATCGCAGTCATAGATAGAGCCGTGCCGCTGTTCGCAGAAGACAACACCTGTTTCACCATGGCGATTCAGACGTAACAGCAGTTCTGTCTCGCTCTGATTTGCTGTTTCGTCGTAGGCACCTTCGCGGTATATGGCCAGCCAGTAATCGCAGTCCTGTTCGATCTGCCCGGTATCGCGGGAATCACTCGGCAGCGGGCGCTTGTTGGTGCGCTTCTCCAGATCTCGGTTAAGCTGGGTAAGCAGCACAACAACACAATCCAGTTCCTTGGCCAGCATCTTCAGGCCTTTGGTGATCAGTCCGTAGGCCAGGTCGTTACGCTCGGCCTTATCGGCTGTCATCAGCGTCAGGTAGTCGACCAGCACCATGCCAACCTTGCGGCGCTCGCGTTTAATGCGCCGCGCCTCAGCAACGACGTGTGCCAGACCAATGCCGGGGGTGTCATCGATCATCAGGTTGTTGGTGTCGATTAGCGCACTCATAACACCGGTTGCCTTCTGGATGTCACTATCCCAGTCGCCGCGGTAGCCAAAATCCTCTTTGGTCATATCCGGGTAGAACAGGTTGGGTGTCAGGCGGCTCTGTTGGGCGGTTATCTTTTCAACCATCTGCCCTTCTGGCATTTCCAGAGAGAACATCAGAGCGGGCTCGTTCTCCACGGTGGCGCAGTTAACGGCCATCTGCGTGTACAGAGTTGTTTTCCCCATCTTCGGACGGGCACCGATAACAAACAGACTTCCGCGGACAATACGCTTAACACCAAGTAGATCGTCGAGTGAAGGAAGCCCGGTAGACAGCCCGCGCGCCCTGCCGTCTGGCTTGATACGCCCCTCGAATTCTTCAGTCCAGTCAGTTACCGCGTCGTAGAATGAGCGGAGTCCTGTCTTTCTACCGGTTCGAGCGTAATCGCTGATCTCAGTAAACAGGCTCTGTATTGCCTCGAACTTCTCGGAGGTCGTCATGCCGTTGCGGGCGTACAACAGTTCAGTGGCCCGGGTGGTCATATCGATGCCGTAGCGCTCCATGGCCTTCTCGCGCACCACCATGGCGTAGTGAACGATGTTTGCCGCGCTGGGAGTATTCTTCGACAACTCGGCCATGTAGGCGAAACCGCCAGCCTGTTCCTCCATCGACTTAGCTTCCAGCGACTCAATCAGGGTGATCAGGTCAACAGGTCGCTGTCTGGCAATCAGCTCGCGCATCTCTGAGAAGATCACCTGGTGGGCACGCAGGTAGAACGACTCAGGCTTAAGCATGGCAAGTGCCTTCTGGCAACGCTCGCTACCGGTGTCCAGCATGATTCCGCCAAGTACGCTTTGCTCTGCTTCTAGGTTATGAGGTACGGTCAGGATTTCAGTATTCACAGTGAACCCTCCCGCGTTTTAACCAGCGTTTCAGAACGTAGCAGGTAGTCAAAACTTGCACGCCAGCCGGTATCGTTTTCACCGAAATAAAACGGCTTAGCAGTTCTGGAGAACGCTGAAAAATAGTTCTCAACTGCTTCTACCGTTGGTTCTTTCAGCTCAGACAACAGACGCTTGATACCACGGCGACGTTTGTCGTTAAGGGCTTCTGCCTGCGGCAATCTGTCTCCCAGGGTGGAGTTGTATGCTGACAGCACAGCCTGATAGTCAATTGCTGGTTTTTTCTGTGAAACAGGTTTTTCTTCCTGCCAGCCAGTTTCCCCCTTGGGGGATTTAGGGGGATCTTTTCTTTCTTTCTTTTGAATAGTTTCTTTTGTGTTTAGCTGAGTTGGCTTATAGGTATTAGCTGACTCAGCTAACGTTTCATTAGCTGTTTCGGCTAATGTTTTGCTATGTTGGCTAATGCTGAAATTCCAGTCAGAAATAACCTTGTTCACCCCGATCGCCAGGCCATTGGTAACGATGATGTTCATTGCAATCATCTCGTTCTTGGCCTTGCAGACATGTGTATGGTGAATGCCGGTCATCGCCGAAATCTGGGTATTGGTAATACGGTCAAACTTTTTCCCGAACCCGTAGGTTTTGCGGATCACCGCCAGAACGACCTTCAGCTGGCGAGCTGTTAAATCAGCAGCCATAACCGCTTCCAGCAGCTCGTTAGCGATGCGGGTATACCCATCATCGATATCTGCCACCTGACGCTCCACGACCGATACAGACGGCCTGAAAGGTATTACTTTTGCGAGATTATCCACGACCGCTCTCCTTGCGTTTGAGTTCTTCCAGGATGGCGCGCATCTTTTCGGCCACTTCCGGATTAACGGAACGGACAAAACGGTCGCGGGTAATGTTTTTATGTACAGCGGTATGGAAATAGCGTGGTTTTTTTGCCATTATTCCTCCTGCAACTACTGTCGTTTTTGCACCTGAAAGTCGGTTCTGTTCGCGCAGACCGGCTTTCGCCATTTGTATAGTTCTCACATAACCCCCAGCATCGACGTAACCATCGTCATTAACGGTCCTACCTGCTCCGGCATGAGGCGGAACAGCGAGGCTATACCCTCGCTTACCTCTTTCAGCTTCTGATGCTCTGGAGCGTCCAGCAGCACGGCCTGCTTTGCCTCTGAACATTCCTTCATGGCTGATGCAATAAGCGACATGGTGTCGTTCTGTGGCGACAGGCGCGTACGAAACTCAACAGGAAGGACAGCCATGATTGCCGGTGTCAGTTGACGGACGTTCTCGCGGTACTGATCGGAGTCGAAACGGTTATCCAGGAAGCGAAAGAGCTTCTGGCGCGCACGGCTGATGTCGTCCGGGAAGCTGATAGCGGTACCGCCCTGTTCCCGGTATTCGTTGATGATCAGCGCTGACACTACGTCCTGATTGTCCAGCGCCGACGACCATGCACGGACCGCATCGCGGATCTTTTCGTGGTCCGGCGCCGCCTTAGCTTGAGCGCGGTTTATCATCGCTCCCGGGTGTATTCCGGTATTGTGTTGATACGCAAGTGAATGCATTGCTTTCCCTTTCGTGGTTAGGGCCGCCGGTCAGGCGGCTGTGTTATTCGCCCCGAGTAACTGGGCGAGATCTGGACGGATATCTGCAGGCTTGAGCTTGCCGTTGGTTGCAGACACAATCTTCATTACGTAACGGGCATCGATTCCACCGCCGTGCAACCAGCGCCATACCGTTGGCTGCGCCACACCGCACAGGTCGGCTAATTTCTTCTGGCTACCAGCGATATCAATGGCGCGCTGGATTGTTTTGTTCGTCATCTTCCAATTCCTATGAGTATTGGTGTGAATTTATAATAGCAATGCGTATTGATTTAAGCAATAGCTAAACGTGTTTTGACCATCAATACGCAAGCGTATAAATTTAAACTCATGAAAAAAGAAACTCTTGCAGAACGCCTGAATCAGGCAATGGAACTATCTGGCATGTCTCAGGGCGCTTTAGCTAAAGCGGCTGGCATTGCTCAGCCCACTATCTGGAGGCTTACCAGCGGAAATGCGCGTGGCTCGACTAAAATCGTTGAGATCGCCAATGCGCTTGGTGTTCGCACTGAGTGGCTTTCAACCGGAATTGGGCCGATGCGTGCCGATGGTCAAATTCCTGAAATTTCGCAGCCAAAAACAGAGCTTGCACCTACTGACACTTTTAGAATTGAAGCGCTAGACTTTTGTGTGAGCGCCGGACCGGGCGCCATCAATAGCGAGTTTGTAGAGGTGCTTAGATCCGTGGAATATTCAGTCGAAGATGCTCGCCGGATGTTCAATGGCAGGAAGGCAGAACAAATAAGGATTATCAACGTCCGCGGCGACAGCATGTCTGGCACTATTGAGCCAGGTGATCTGTTGTTTGTGGATATCAGTGTCCAGCATTTTGACGGTGACGGGATCTATGCGTTCATCTACGACGACACTTCGCACGTTAAACGCCTGCAAAAAATGAAAGATAAGTTGCTGGTTATATCTGACAATCAGACCTACCGTCCTTGGGAGCCGATCGAAAAAGAAGAAATGAATAAAATATTTGTCTTCGGCAAGGTGATTGGTAGCATGCCACAAACATACAGAAAGCACGGTTAAGTACATTTAGCTTCATCATTAGAAGCTTTCACAGCAAAGGAAATATAATGAAAAAGTACCTTATTACAGTTGCTATGGCTGTTGCTCTTGCAGGCTGCGCATCCTCTGGTAACCAGCAACTGAAGAACGAGACGGAAACCAGTGTTCAGTCAAAAATTCAAGAAGGAAAGACGACAAAGGCTGAAGTGAAATCCTATTTCGGCTCACCAGACGCGGTATCTTACACTGACGGCGGAAATGAGATCTGGAAGTACGCCTTCGCCAAAGTTAAAGTTAACGGCACTTCCTTCATCCCGTTTTATGGCCTTTTCCATAACGGAACAAACGGCACCAAAAAAGAGCTGACCATCCTCTTTAAAGACGACAAGGTGCAGAAATACACCATGGCTGAATCAGCGATCAACACCAAATCTGGCTGGGCTGACTAACCACTTACCTTACCAATAAATGCCCGGCCCGAACCGGGTTTTTTATTGCCTACTCTTCCAGTAACTTCACTGCCAGTTCCATAACCTGAATCTGGTAAGCATCCCACTTACCCAACCCCTTCGATATCTCCGTTCGTATCACGTCAGCTATAGCCACTCTTTTGGTTTCATGCCCTTCAGCCGCCATTGCAAACACAACATCACCCACAATACGGCACATTTCCTGATAACGCAGTTGGGCTAGCTCTTCGTAATCCATCATGCCACCCTCGCTAATTGGTGTTTTTTGCAGCATATCACGCAACCTTTACAAAAATAAATTCCTTTTGCTATCAACCAATTAATACCAATTGCTATCAATTAATATCAATACGTATTGCTATAAACAATACTCATCGCTATTATCAACACATCGAAACGAAACATCGACAGCTGAGCGAAGTTAGCCAGCGGCGGACAGCAAGTCGCCTGCTTCTTTAACAACATGCAGATTTACAGCGTCAATGACCTGTTGAGACCCCCACACGAAAACGTGCTGTATCACCGGGTGCGATCCGGTCGGTGAGAGAGTATCCCCGCGCGAGAGCGAGAACGGCGTGAGAACGGGCAACACTGGCAGAGAGTTGGCGCTGACCAATACAGGGAATGTTTTGGGGTGTGGTGGTGGTGTCCTCAAGCGAGGTGCAACGCTAGCAGTGTGATAAGACCTGAAAACCGGCTGGGCAGATAGTTGTTTGCCAATACAGAAAAAAGGGCGTCAGGAAGTAAGTGAGAGTGGCGACTCAGTGCCAGTCCACCACACCACCAAAGCATTTCTCCCGCATCAGCGGGTAACGACAGAGGGTAAGGCGATGGGTGTCTACAAGTTTTTCATGTTTGACCCGGATAACGGATTTGAAACGTATGAAACAGCGGAAGAAGCGAAAGCTGCGGCCAACGAAGCAATCGACTATTACCGTGGTGATGCAGGTGATGGCTGGCCTGATGAAGTTTCTCAAGTCTGCTGGGGAGAGATAAAACAAGAAACTCAACAAACAGATCTTCGACCTCGAAACGATGAAGACAAAAGCTGTTGCGACATGATTTGCGATTACCAACTGACTGATATCTGACCCGCTCCGGCGGGTTTTTTAATGCTTCATACCTCAGCCGCCTCGGTGAAGCGACTGAGGTATGACAACCGGCGGCCATCCACCGCCCATTAGCGCAGAAGTCTTTAGTTCTGACATTCGGGAAAGACCGGGAGAGAAAATGAATTGGTCAAAATACTTTACTTACGATCCAAAGCTCGGCCTGCTGCGATGGAAGCAAAGACCTGCTGATGTAGATGACTCAGCAGCAAAAATCAGATCGTGGAATAAGCGATACGCAGGCAAGGAAGCCGGAACTACGAGAACCGATGGATATATCGCTGTTGAGATCGTTTTCCTCAAGCGAAAAATAAAGGCCCACAGAATTATATGGGAGATGCACAACGGTCCTATTCCTGACGGACTCGTAATTGACCATATAAACCGTAACCGTTCTGATAACAGGCTTGAAAATCTCCGTGTGGTCACGCGTCGAGATAACTTTCTGAACTCGGAAAGATTCGACGGAAAGCCGCTGCCGCCAATCAAAACAGACGAACACCGTACCTTCAAAAAGCAGAGAACTCACGCCAAAGGCACGAGCAAGTTGAAGGTTAGCCGTCCAAAACCATGGTCGGCAAAGATATGGGTTGATGGACGCAACGTTTCCCTCGGCTATTACGCGACAGAATCTGAAGCGAGTGCTGCTTATCAAGCGGCAGTCGCCAAGTATCGAAACAACTAACCACCGGCGGCGCGGCCTTAAGCGCGGAGATGATTATGAAATACACCATGAAAGTTTACGCTAGCTCTCCTGAATATGGTGCCTACCTTAAAAGCCGATTTGGTGGCGACAAAAGGGGTCAGTCATTCGAATGGGCCGGTCACCGCTGGGCGTACGAAGTCACCAGCTTTGATGACGCTGGTGATTACGACCTGCTTTACCGGTTTGATGACAAGCCATATCCAGAAGAAGTTTCAGTCACTACAGATGACATGACGATCCGTGACTACTTTGCGGCTAAGGCTATGGCAGCAATTGTACGCAGATGGGACGGGCATTCGTTTGGTGGCGGCCCGAAATCACCACAGTACAAAGAATTAGCCGAAGATGCGTATCACATTGCCGACGCAATGCTCCGCGCACGGGAGGCATTATGACAGTCACCCACAACGGCAAGCAGTACACCGCCAAAAAGCTCAACGATAACGAGTGGCAGCTGACGTCGGTATCGAACCCGCGTGAAAAGCTGACGCTCAACCGCTGGCACATGAAGCTGGCTGGCCTCCTTGAACATGTTGAGGTGAAGGTATGATAGGAATGCACTACGGCACCGCATCAGTGCCACGCAGCGAGGTTTTACCGGGCACAATGCTGCAACACCACGGCAAAACTTATCGCGCCTCTGCGAATGTTGAGAAAGGCCTGTACGCCTTCAACATCTTCGAAAAAACCATCATCAAAAGTGATTCCGTTGTTGTGCTACTGAATGAGCGCGGCGAGCCGATGATTCACTGATACCAATCACCCTATTCAACCGATCGGCCTGGCTAAAAGCGGGCGGGATCTGCATATCCAAATTTCAGGAGAAACCATGAGCGAAGTAACGGACTTAACTGTCATCGAAATCAAGCCGGAACAGGCTCCGGTGCTGTACGTAGCTGGCGGCCTTGATGCTTACCTCGAACAAATACGCCAGGCAGTAAACGAAGTGCCGGACATGTCCACGAAGAAAGGCCGCGACCGTGTTGCCTCTCTTGCGGCTCAGGTATCCCGTAGCAAGACAGCAATCGAAAAACCGGGCCGTGAGTACCTGAAGCGCCTGAAAGAAGCTGTGCGTCCGGCAGAGGCCGAAATTAAGCGATTCGTTGATGCCTGCGACGAGCTGCGCGATGCCACCCGTCGACCTCTAACCGAATGGGAAGCCGAGCAGGAACGCATTAAGGCTGAAGAAGCCATGAACGCGATGCACGCTGAAGCGCTTGAAATGAACATCAAGTTCGATCAGGAGCTGGCGGCCAAGTTCGAAGCGGACCACGAAATGGCTCTGCTGATGAATGACAAGTTTGACCGTGACCGCGAAGAGCAGCGCCGCCAGGCGGAACAGGCTCAACGTGATCATGAAGAGCGGATTAAACGTGAAGCGGCAGAACATGCACGGCGAGATGCCGAAGCGAAGCACAAAGCAGAGATTGAAGCCGCAGCGCGCCGTGAAGCCGAAGAGAAAGCCCGCGCTGAACTGGCGGAACGCCAGCGAATCGAAGCGGAACAGCGTGCGGCACGCGAGAAGCAGGAAGCAGAAGCGCGGGCGGAACGCGAAAAGGCCGCGGCGGTTGAAGCTGAACGCCTCAAAGCAAAACAGGCAGAAGAAGCTCGCCTGGCTGAGCAGAAGCGCATCGCCGACGAACAGGCAAAACGTGAAGCTGACGTGAAGCACCGCAAGACGGTCGGCACCAACATCGTTAACGCGCTCACCAGCCACACCAGCTTAACCCGCGAACAGGCTATCGAAGTGCTCACCGCTCTGAAAGATGACCTGATCCCCTGCGCGAAAATTCACTACTGAGACAACCATGAACGCATTCCTCACTTACGACCGCATCGAAGATCGGCGCTGGGTTGAACAGCAGCTCGACGATGAGAAAGAGAAGTGGATTGACGACCGGGCGAAGGAACTGATCGCCATGTTCCCTGCGAAACCTCTGGAGATGAGTAATTTGTTCCTGCCCCAGGAAGCCCAGTTTGCGCTTATCGGAGAAAAGGCCGAAGAGGCATACAACGAATACATTTCGGCCTGCGCATATGCCCGCGCCGAAGAAGAATGGCAGCGCCAAGCACCCTGCCCGTTCTAAGGAGTGATTATGAGCTTAACCCTTGTTGATTTCGTCAAACAACAGGAGCCGCTATTCACTAAGGCGGCCACTGACGAGAGGATGGTGTGGGCGAAGGAAAGTCAGTTCGCCATCCAGCTATTTCAGAACAATGAATACCTCGCGAAAGTCGCATTCCAGAACCAGACCAGCACGCAGAACGCAATCATCAACGTTGCGGCTATCGGTATTTCGCTAAACCCAGCTCAGAAGCTGGCTTACTTGGTTCCGCGTAAAGGGGCAATTTGCCTCGACATTAGTTACATGGGCCTGATGCATATTGCACAGCAGTCTGGCGCCATTAAGTGGTGCCAGTCGGCAATTGTTCGCAGAAACGATCAGTTCCGCCGCGAGGGGCTCGATAAGCCGCCGATCCACATCTACAACGACTTTGATACCGAAGAGCAGCGCGGGGACATCGTAGGCGCGTATGTGACGGTAAAAACCAACGACGGTGATTACCTTACTCACACGATGCGTATCGATGCCATCTACTCCATCCGTGACCGGTCTGAAGCATGGAAGAAGTACAAATCTGACAACAGCAAGAAGTGTCCATGGGTCACCGATGAAGAGCAGATGATCCTCAAGACGGTCGTGAAGCAGGCAGCAAAATACTGGCCTCGACGTGAGCGCCTGGATGCCGCCATCGACCATGTTAATACCGAGGGTGAGGAAGGTATCAACTTCTCAGCAGAACGCCAGCCAGAACGCGATGTAACCCCAGCAGGGGACGAAATTATCAAGGAGATTAACGACGTCCTTATCGCAATGGATAAGACATGGGAAGAAAACCTGCTCCCAGTCTGTTCGCAAATTTTCCGTCGTGATATTCGCGATTCATCCGAGCTTACCCAAGCCGAGGCAGTTAAGGCCCTAGGCTTCCTCAAGAAGAAGGCGGCAGCATGACACCAGAAATTATCCTTGCCCGTACCGGTGTTGACGTAACCACTATCCAGCAGGGCGATGAGGCGTGGCATCGGCTGCGCCTCGGCGTTATCACCGCCTCTGAAGTGCACAACGTCATTTCCAAGCCAAGATCCGGGAAGAAGTGGACAGACATGAAAATGTCCTACTTTCACACCCTTCTAGCCGAGGTATGCACCGGCGTCGCACCAGAGGTTAATGCAAAGGCGCTGGCATGGGGTAAGCAGTTCGAGGAAGATGCACGCACCCTCTTCGAGTTCACAACTGACGTGACAGTCACGGAGTCTCCGATCCTGTTCCGTGACGAAAGCATGCGCACCGCTTGTTCCCCTGACGGCCTTTGCAGTAACAATTTCGGACTCGAGCTTAAATGCCCTTTCACCTCTCGAGACTTCATGAAATTCCGCCTTGGCGGTTTCGAAGCAATCAAGTCTGCGTACATGGCCCAAGTGCAGTACAGCATGTGGGTAACTGGAAAAGACGCCTGGTTCTTTGCCAACTACGACCCGCGCATGAAGCGAGAAGGAATTCACCACGTGGTCGTTGAGCGGGATCCTCAGTACATGACTGATTTCAACGAAATGGTGCCGGAGTTCATCGAGAAGATGGATGAGGCGCTGGCGGAGATCGGCTTTACATTCGGTGAGCAATGGAGGTAGCGATGAGCGAACTTTGGCAACCTTTTGAAAACCTATTCCTACATGAAGTTGGGATGAAGATGTCCCGCTCAGAAATAGCAGAAAAGCTTGAGCGTTCCGAATCGGCAGTCACTCGCCAGGCATCACGTATCGGCGCACCACTTATCAGCAGAATGACCGGTAAGCCATGGACGGCAGCCGAACTGTATCTGTTCGGTCGATTCTCAGTGGAAGAGATAGCCACAGCAACCGGTCGCTCTATTTACTCAGTCAGAAGCAAGCGTAACTCACTGGCACGCTCCGGAGGATTAACTATGCGTGAATGGACTGCATGTGAACTTGCTGCACTCATGCGCTACACCAACGCAGAAGTCGCAGAGATTACCGGTCGGAGTATCGAAGAGGTCGGAGATAAGCGGCTGCAAACCAATATTGAGCGCAATGGCTGGGATAACCTGGATCCGGAGCGGGAGGATGCATGACGTATCAACTTCACGTCGGGCGCTGCGAGGACGTTCTGAAAGCGCTGCCAGATAACTCTGTTGACTCTATCGTGACGGATCCGCCGTACGGGCTAAGCTTCATGAATCACAAATGGGATTACGACGTCCCAACTGTAGAGCAGTGGCAGGAATGCCTACGCGTCCTTAAGCCAGGCGGTCATCTTCTGGCATTTGGCGGTTCACGCACTTATCACCGCCTTGTTGTTAATGCAGAGGATGCCGGTTTCGAAATCCGTGACCAAATTCTCTGGATTTACGGCAGCGGCTTCCCCAAGTCGCATAACCTCGATGGTGATTTTGATGGCTGGGGTACCGCCTTGAAACCAGCCCATGAGCCAATCGTCATGGCTCGCAAGCCATTCAAAAAAACGGTGTCGGCGAACATGGCTGAGCACGGCACCGGGGCGATCAATATCAATGCCTGCCGCATCCCTACCGACGAGGCGCTAAATGGCGGTGCTGGCGGTCTGCTTTCACACCAGCGTGACGGTACCGAACCTGTTGCTGCTTACGAGCAGGCACCAGAGGGGCGCTGGCCGGCAAACATCATTCACGACGGAAGTGATGTTGTCGTGTCAGCGTTCCCGGATGCGAAAGGCCAGCAAGGAGCGCTTACCGGCAATGAGCCAAGCTCTAAAATGGGAGCGGCGAATTGCTACGGGCAAATGGACCGGCGGCACGAGTCAACTCCACGTATTGATAGCAGCAAGAGCGCCGCCAGGTTCTTCTACTGCGCCAAGGTGAAACCGAAGGAGCGCGATGAAGGCCTCGAGAGATTCATTGCGACGTCAGCCAGCGACATGACCGGCGGACGCAAAGAAGGAAGTGTCGGTATTAACGATCCGCGCGCCGGAGCCGGGCGCACCAATGGCGCGAAGAACAATCACCCTACCGTTAAGCCAATCGCCCTGATGAGCTATCTATGCAGGCTGATTACTCCGCTTGGCGGTACCGTGCTTGATCCGTGGATGGGGAGTGGTAGTACTGGACGGGCAGCTATCGAGGAAGGTTTCAACTTCATCGGAATCGACCTGAACCCGGATTACGTAACCATTGCTTCTGCGCGAATTGCTCACTCCTTCAAGAAAACGGAGGCAGCATGACGCTAACCAAACGAATCACAAGGTCGCTAATGCGGCCTTTTTTATTGCTGGCGTTAACCATCAACCGAATTAACCGACAGTTCCGGGAGCAATGATTATGAGCGGAAAAAATAGCATGAAGTGCTTGTTTGGACTTCATGAGTTTACTGTTATCCAGCAGACGAAAAAACAATATTACAGAAAAGAGGCATCGATAGAGCCTTATTTAATAACTTTCCTTTTTGTTAGTCGCTGCGAGCGTTGCGGGAAGATTACTTACAAAGAAATACGCTAGGAAGAAGGTATAAATCATGACACCAGAAATCATCGATCAGGCCAGCGCTCTCGAAGAGATGATGCGCGAAAACGCTATTCAGGCTCACAGACTAAACCACTCAGCAGTATCAGCAACGCACTGTGAGGAATGCGGTGACAGTTTGCCGGATGCTCGCCGGAAAGCGTATCCGGGATGCACGATGTGCGTCGGATGCCAGAGCGATATGGAATTGCGTAAGAAGATTGGGAGGATGTGATGGATTACAGCGAATTAAGCGACAAAGAAATTAATAAGTTGGTGGCATTCGCATTGGGCTGCAAAGAGGTCGTCCCTGATATCTTTATGAGCGATGATCGCCGGTATGAATTCGACAAACCGAAGAATAAATCAGGCAACAAATTTTACTTCGACCCGTGCAACAACGTAGCAGAAGCATGGCCGATTATCGTTGGTAAGAAGTTGAGTCTCATTAACGCCGATGATAAATGGCTTTGCGTTCCAGAAGATGAACCAGTTAATGGTGTAACTGGAGATGCTGTCCACATGATTTATTCCGGAGATGGTGTCGAGCACGAAAACCCACTCCGCGCCGCAATGATTGTATTCCTCATGATGCAGGACTCAGCCAATGTTCCAGCTAATTCAACGGGGTCAGATATACGCTGACAATGCCGGGTGGCCGGTAATAATTCACTCCGTCACATCAGAAATAGTCCGCTACTGGCGACAGGGCCGGATTAACACCGCTTCAATCGACCGATTTAATTCAGATTTCGAGCACCTCGACCCACACGAGGCGGCACAGATACGCACTGAGCTTGAAACAGCAGAACACTTAAAACGCCTCCGCGCTATGCGGGCGGCATGAGGAGAGATTATGAAGGAATTACGTTTTTATGGTGCAAGTGATGAACTTTTCGAATGCGAGGGTGCAATTCGCGAGGAAATTGGCTGCTTTAACAAGCCTGGCATATATCACCTGAAATCTGCCGACGGTGAAATGCAAGTAGTCGGCTACTGCCTCGACTCCGGGTTGTGGAGCGTGGGTATCAGCCAAATTTCCGAAGACGTGCCGCTGCCAGCATGGCCTGTGCAATATCAGGTGCATGAGAGTGGATATAGTCCATTACTCACCATTCAAGTACCTGACGATGCAACTCTGGAAATTGAAGACACAAAGTGACGCAACTGATAGCCAGTTATGAGCTGGCTATTGGGTGCGAATGCACTGCCACGTTATCCCCTATTTGCCCTCCATTGTGAGGGCATTCTTTTTGCCTGGAGAAAAGCATGCAAACAACAATCAGCATTCAGCCGGTTCTGGTTAACCGTGAGCGCGTTCAGGAGATGCTTGGTGGTATCTCCAGAACCACGTTTTATCGTAAGCGCAAACAGTGGGAAGAATCCGGCACACCATTCCCGCAGGAAGTGGAAGAAATCCACCCTCCGAAAGGTGGCGCTCTCTTCCGCTACGTAGAGGTTATTCAGTTCTGCAAAGATAAAGGACTATTGGCTGCACACGCCTGA